ATATAAAAAAGAAAAAAATAACCTTATCTTTTACGAAATTCCTTATGGAACAAATGTTGAGTCTTTAGTTGCGGAAATTGGTGAAGTTGCTGAAGATATTGAAGGCATTGTTGATGTAAGAGATGAGACTAATAAAAAAAGTGTTAGAATTGTAGTTGAATGTGATAGAAATTCTGATTATATAGCTAATCAGTTATTCGCTAAAACAAACTTACAATCCAGTTTCTCATATAATCAAGTTGCGCTTATAGGTAAAACTCCAACAGAGTTAAATCTAAAAGATTGCTGTAAGATTTATGTAGAAAATGCCCTTGAATGTTTAAAAAGAGAAAAGCAATTTGATTTAGAAAAAGCTCAAAATAGGCTTCATATTGTAGAAGGATTATTAAAAGCCCTTGAAGATATTGATAATATTGTTGCTTTAATTAGGAGATCTTCATCTGCGGCGACTGCAAGAGAAGAACTTATAAAAGAATATAAGTTCTCAGAAGAACAAGCAAAAGCTATTCTTGCTATGAGACTTAGTAGTTTAGCTAATTTGGAAAAAGTTGAAATCCAAAATGAGCAAAAGGAATTAGTTTCAACTATTAAGGATATTAAAAACTGGTTAGCAACGCCAAGTGCTCAGTATCAGTCAATTAAAGATATTTTAGCAAGCTTTGTTAAGAAATATGGCGATGTTCGTAGAACTGAATTGACTCAGCTTGAAATTAAAAAAGAAGATAAAGAAATTCAGTTTGTTGAACCAGAAAAAGTTGTAGTAATTATGTCCGATTCTGGCTTAATTAAGCGCATCCCCGCAAGTTCATTCCGCACCCAGCGTAGAGGTGGTAAGGGGGTCAAAACCGCAGATGATATTGTAAATGCAGTAATTCGCACAAATACAATAGATTCATTAATGATTTTCTCTGACAAGGGTAATATGTACCGTTTAATCGTTGATTCAATCCCAGAAGGTACTAATACTACAAAGGGTATATCTATTAAAAATTTAATTCAGATGCAACCAGATGAAAATCCAACAGTAATCTATTCAATTTATAGAGATACTGATGCTAAATATGTATTATTCACAACTAAGAATGGACTGGTAAAGAAAACTTCTCTTGAAGAATATACTAAAACAAGAAAGAAGACTGGCATTGGAGCAATCACATTAAGAGAAGGTGATAATCTCGCCAGTGTATCACTTGTTAAAGACGAGCCTATTATCTTAATTACTAAGAAAGGTATGTGTATTAAGTTTAATTCAACAGAAATTTCAGCAACTTCAAGAGCGACTTCTGGCGTTAAAGGAATTAATCTAAATGAAGATGATGAAGTTGTTTCTACCCTTGTTGTAAGGGATAGTAATGACTCACTAGGTATTTTCTCTACTGGCGGTTTTGGCAAGAGAATTGCGGCAAGTGACCTAGTCCTCCAGAAGCGTGGTGGTAAGGGAATTACCTGCTATAAATCATCTGATGATGTAGCATCTGCAGCATTACTAAATGATGAAGATTCAGTCTTAGCTATTGGAGTTTCTAAATCTATTTGTATTTCCGCAAAAGAAATTCCTATTTTAGGTAGAACTGCTACTGGAAATATTATATTAAAAGATAAATTACAATCAGTATCAAAGGTATAAGTAATTATACCTTTTCTTTTTATAAAAATTATGATATAATATAAATGTGTGAGAAAGGAACTTAGACAATACTATGACAAAAGATGAATATATTGAGATGATTTATAAATTAAACATGGCTTCGGACGCATATTATAATTCAGAGAATCCTATTATGTCAGATAAGGAATTTGATTATTGGATTCAAGAGATTTCTAACTTTGAAAAAACAAATAATTTTTCTCTTTCTAATAGTCCGACTCAAACAATTGGCGCTCCTGTATTGTCTTCGTTAAAAAAAGTTCCTATTACACCAAAGCCGATGCTTAGTTTGGCTAAGTGCCACTCCGACGAGGAGGTTGCGGAATTTGCGAAAAATCAAAAAATGGTTGCTATGGTAAAACTAGATGGTTTATCAGTCCGCATCAAATATAATAATGGGAAAATGATTTCCGCAAACACCCGCGGTAATGGAGTTGAAGGCACTGATATTACTGAGCATGTCAAGCAGTTTCAAAATGTTCCTTTGAGTATTCCATTTAATGGAGAACTTGTTATTGACGGTGAAGCTATAATTAAAATGTCTGATTTTAAGATAATTAACAAATATAACGAGTTCAAAAATCCAAGAAATGCCGCCGCAGGAGCTTTAAATGTTTTAGATACTCAATTAGTTAAAGATAGAAAATTATCTTTTTTAGCTTGGGATATTATAGAACAAAAAGATACTGAATTTGGAGATACATATGCGGGTCTGGTTTATTTAATGGATAAATTAATTTTTGCCAAGAAATTAGGATTTGAAGTTGTTCCAGCCTTTTATTGGGAAAATAATCTATATAGTAAACCAATTAAAGAAATGAACCGTATTGTTATGGAATTTAAAGAATTCTATCCATGCGATGGCGTTGTATGGAAATTTAATGATACTGTTTATGGAGATTCATTAGGACAAACATCCCATCATTTTAAAAATGGAATTGCTTGGAAGCCAGAAGTTGACACTGCAGAATCAAAATTAAAATATATTGATTGGACTATGGGTAGAACTGGAGTTTTAACGCCAGTCGCAGTATTTGAACCAGTAGAATTAGATGGTTCTATCATTGAGCGAGCAAGCCTTCATAATTATAGCATTATGCGTAAAATACTCGGTGATTGTGCTTATGTCAACGAACCTGTTATGATAATAAAAGCAAATATGATTATTCCGCAAATTTTTGCAGCAGGGCCTCACTATAATTATAATCAAATAATTGCGCTAGGAGGAGTCAGCGCAAATCATGAACCGGAAAAATGCCCTTATTGTCAAGGAAAAGTTTCCATTCAGACGTCACCAGATGGAACTGAAAATTTAATTTGTGAAAATCCTAATTGCTCAGGTAAGTTGATTAATCGTTTAGACCATTTTTGTGGTAAGAAAGGTCTTAACATTAAGGGCCTTTCAAAAGCCACGCTTGAAAAACTTATTGTCTGGGAATGGGTGTCAAATTTTTCAGATATATATGAATTATTTACACATAAAGTTGATTGGGTAAATACTCCTGGATTCGGAGAAAAATCAGTTCAAGCAATTTTAACTGCAATTGAAAACTCAAAAACACAAACATTAGAAGCATTTATTTCAGCTATTGGAATTCCTCTAATTGGTAAAAGCGTAGCTAAAGAAATTTGTAAACATGTTTCTACTTATGAAGAATTTAGAGAATTAGTAAATACTGGATATGATTTCTCTAAATGGGATACTTTTGGTAGCGAAAAATGTTATTCGCTAAAAAAATATGATTTTACAGAAGCAGATAAAGTAGCAAAATATATCAACTTTATTCAACCAGAAGTAGAAGAAACTACAAGTTCTTTAGATGGCATTACCGTTGTAATCACTGGAAAACTTTATAATTATAAAAATAGAACTGCTTTACAGAAAGAAATTGAAAAACATGGTGGTAAAGTTTCAAGTTCTGTTTCTGGTAATACCTCATATCTTATAAATAATGATATTAAATCAGCCAGCGCTAAAAATGTCGCCGCTAAAGCGACCGGAATTCCAATCATTTCAGAAAAAGAATTTATTGAAAAATTCTTGCGTTAAATAAAAAAAATATTGTATAATATAATTGTAAAAATTAAGGAACAGATACATCATGGCAAGTAAGTCATTAAGGAAAAAAATAGCTCGCAAAATTGCCGAAGCAGAAAAGGTAATTCAGTATAGTCAAGATAAGCATGCGCGGCAAGTAGCAGAAGAAGAGATTATGAAACTCACAGAGGAACATAATCTAAATATAATTGATTTGTTAGAAATAGATGACATGATTCAAAATATGTTAAATAAATAATTTGCCTTAAACAAAAAATTTGTGATATAATTTTTACATAAAGGAAAGATAAATAAGGAGAAAAAAATTATGATGAAGGAAAATTCAAAGAAAGTATTAATGTATCTTAAGGAACACAATGGCGAAGATTTAACAGCTGCTGATGTCGCTGCTGCTCTCGGTTTTGATAATAAGAGAGTTGTTGTTGGAATCTTCACTTCTGCCATTCAGCGTAAGGGTCTTGGCGTTCGTACACCAGCTGAGATTGAGCTTGAAGATGGCTCTCACAAGGCTATTAAGCTTCTAAGTCTTACTGAGGCAGGTATGAAGTTTGATCCTGACGCAGAAGACGACGCTGAGTAATTTGGGCTAATTTAAAATAGGGGTAGGTAAAATATAATCTACCCCTTCTTTTTTAAGGAGAACGTAATGACTTGAGTTTATGCAATTATTATTGGAGTATTAATTTGCATAATTATATTTTTATATCCTAAACATAAATTAGATAAAGAAATACTCCAAAAGAATAAAGATTTACAAAATAATCTAACTACTTTAACTGCGGCGATTGCTTCTGCTGAGACAGAAACCAGCGCTTTGGAGAAACGAAAGGCGTCGTTAAACACTGATATTGAGACTATAAGCGCCCAAGCAGCGGCCGCCGCAGATGAAATATATAAAAAATCATATGATTTAATGCAAGAAAAAATGTCTCAATCCGCAGAAATTGCTGGATTTAGATATCAGCTGGCAGAAGAAAATCATAGAAAAGAATATCTTTCAATTATGGAGGAGAACGTTAAGAATTATAATGCTACTATTGGAGCAAAACAAGAAGAAATACGTACTCTTAATGAAACTCTTTCAATATTAAAAGATAAAACAAGGTCTGCAATTGAACTTGATAAGAGAAGACTTCTTAAAGAGTCTGAAAAAGATTACTATAAAATAAAAATATCAGAACAAGATGCAGAAGATATTAGTTTATTAAAAGAAGTGGCGAAAAAATTAAATAAAGATCCCGAACCAATTAATAAAATAATTTGGGAACTTTATTATAAAAAATCTACAATGGATTTATTAGGGAGATTGGTTCCTACTGGAACGGCCCATTGTGGAATATATAAAATAACTAATATAGAAACAAATCAGTGCTACATAGGTCAAAGTGTTGATTTACGAAATAGACTTCGTGACCATATAAAAGCCGGTCTCGGCATTTCTTCTTCTAATAATAGATTTTACACAGAAATGAAGACATTAGGCCCAGAAGCATTTATGTATGAAATTATTGAAGAATGCGATAGATCACAATTAAATGAACGTGAAAGATATTGGATTGATTTTTATGAAAGTACTGATTTTGGCTATAATACAACACAAGGAAATAAGAATTAATGAAAAAAATAATTGGTGAACCTGGTAGCGGGAAAACAAAACAGTTAATGGCATATTGCCAAGAAGAAAATGCAACTCTGGTATGTAAAAATCCAGAAGCTATGTTTGTAAAAGCACATGCATATGGCTATGATATTAATATAATTTCATATTTAGACTTTTTAAAAACCTCTGATTATAATCAAAACAATGCTTATTTAGATGATATTGATGAATTTTTAGAAGTTATTGGTTGTTATGTAAAAGGTTTTGGAGGTAATTTATAATGAATTTTGATAATATTTGTATATCTAATTTTGAAGGTGCTTTTAAAGGAATGCGCAATCCCCTTGCGAGTTGGAATAAATCTGATTCTGCTTTTGGATTAAGATATCTTAAAGAAGATCTTGCAAATGAAGAATTTCGTGAAATAGTAAAAGATTGGGTTGCTTATGATGGATATGAGCCTGAAGATCAAGAACATTATATCAAAGTAGAAAATTGGTTGGCTGAAAATGGCTATTTAAAGTTAAACCCTATTCAGCAAATTGCAAATATAGCCTACATTGGGCCATATGATATGGAATTAGCTCAGCGTCTTTGTAAAGCAGGCCCAGAGCATCGTAAATTCTTGCGTCAAATCCAGGTATGTGTAGATATTACCGCTCCATTATATTGGTGGAAGGAATTTGATACTTACAAGATCGGCACAACGGCCAATAGTACGTCAACAATGCATAAATTGGCAAGCACTCCTATTACATGGCGGTGCTTTGAACTTGACGATTATGAAGGAGATTTACAGGTTGGTATGTGGTCTATGGACAGTGGTGAAGGGTATATGCCTGAACCAGATTATGAAAATCTTCCTCCAAGTGGAAAAATCTCAGCATATGAAGATGATAAACTTATAAGTGAGGTAAAAACTGAATATAAAGATATTTCACCAGATAAATTTATTTTAGATGATGATATTAGTGCCATATTAAATCTTTTAGAACGTTTACGCCAAAAATATAACGAAACAAAAGATAAGCGTTACTGGAAAGAACTTGTGCGCTGGTTGCCTAATGGATGGCTTCAAACCAGAACAGTTACGATGAACTACGAGAATCTGCGCAGCATTTGTGCTCAACGCGCAAACCATAAACTTACTGAATGGCATTCTTTTGTAAAATGGACACATTCACTTCCTTACGCTGATCAGCTAATCTTTGACGAAGAAGTTGCCTTTTAATAAAAATTTTGATATAATATAATTACAATGATTGAAAGGTAAAAAATATGAAAGATGAATTTTTAAATTTTATTGATGATTTGATTTCGCACAATGAAGATTACGCAAAAAGTATTATGACAGATGATGTAAAGGATTACCTTGAAATTCTTAGAACTGGTGAAGATAGTTCTAAGCCAGAAATTACTGATAATGGAAAAGTTGTCTTGAAATATATGCAGGACAATAATATTAAAATGGCCAAGTCTAAAGACATTGCTGAAGGTCTCGGGATTTCTTCAAGAGCCGTTTCTGGCACACTGAGAAAACTTGTAAATGATGGCTTTGCTGAAAGAATTGGAAAAGACCCCGTTATTTATACACTAAGCGAAAAAGGTAAAAATTATAAAATTGATTAAGGAGAAAAGAAAATGAAAGCAAAATTATTAAATTCAGCAAGAATTGAAGGTATTTTGTATCAGCACAGTCTTGAGCTTAAAGTTTCTGGTCCAAACTCTAAAAAGCCTGGAACAGAATTTATCTCAGGTACTATTGATATCGCAACAAATGATAAAAAAACAAATATCGTTCCTGTCCACTTTACATATGTAACAGCTGTTACCGCAAGTGGAAAAGAGAATGCGACATTTGAAACATTAAAGAATATCATCAACAAAAAGATTGGTTGCTATACAGATCCTGATGTAGGAGATAATGCAGCTAAAATTAGGGTTGATTCTGCTATTGGATTGAATGAGTTCTATTCTGATAGAAGCGGAGCAGAAGAGCTTGTTTCTGTAAAGAGAAATGAAGGTGGATTTGTTCACGTTGTTCAGTCTATTAGTGAAAATGAAAATCAGAGAAGCACTTTTGAAGCAGATATTGTTATTGTTGGAGTAAGAGAAAAGGAAGCCGTTGAAGATGATAATGGAAATATCACCTCTCCAGCAAAAGCAATTATTGATGGTAGAATTTTTGATTTTAGAAAGAGTATGCTTCCAGTAACTTTCTCTGCAATTAATCCAAAAGCAATTGATTATTTCGTTGGTCTTGAAGCTTCTCCTAAGAACCCTGTATTCACAAAGGTAAGAGGACAGATTGTTTCAGAACAAATTACAAGATATATTCATGAAGAGTCTGCATTTGGAGAAGATTCTGTAAGAGAAGTTCAAAGCTCTAATAAAGATTATGTTGTAACATGGGCAGCTTCTGAGCCATATGAGTTTGGTTTAGAGGAAACAATCACATTTGATGATTTAAAGACAGCTGCTCAGGCTCGTGAAAATACATTGGCTGAACTTAAGCAGCGTAGAGATGAATACAAGGCATCTCAGGGCAATGCAATCGGTAATGTTCCAAAAGGAACACCAGTTGAAAGTTTAGCTACGGGTGAATTTAAGTTCTAATAGGAGGTAAATATGGCTATAAATCTATTATCAATTACTCCTCATAAAGTAAGTAGAGATTTGTCTGGCTATATTACCTACGTATATGGAATTCCAAAGGTGGGTAAAACCACCTTTGGAGCTCAATTTCCTGGTGCTCTTATTCTTGCTTTTGAAAGAGGATATAATGCTTTGCCGGGCGTTATGGCACAGGATATTACAACTTGGGGAGAATTTAAACAAGTTCTAAGAGAACTTAAAAAGCCAGAAGTTCAAGCTGTATATAAATCAGTAATTATTGATACTGTTGATATTGCGGCTGCACTTTGTGAAAAATATATTTGTAATCAGTTAGGTATTGAAAATATCGGCGATGGCGGATGGAGTACAAATGGTTGGAGTAAATATAAAAAAGAATTTGAAGATTCTTTTAGAACTATTACTCAGCTTGGATATGCTGTTTGCTTTATTTCTCACTCTGCGGATAAAACCTTCAAACGCAAGGATGGTACGGAATATAACCAGATGGTTCCAACAGCACAGAGAAGCGTCAATGAAATTGTAAAAGGAATGGCGGATATCTTTGCTTGCGCTGATATTGTAAATGGCGAAAGAAAGCTAATTCTTCGTTCTTTGGATGGTTCTGTTGATACTGGATGCAGATTTAAGTATATTGAACCAGAAATTCCATTCAGCTACCAGGATTTAGTTAATGCGCTAAATAAGGCTATTGATAAGGAAGCAGCTGAGACTAATAATAAATTTGTAACTGAACAGAGAGTTGCTGAAGTAATTGCGCCGACCTATAATTATGATGCGCTTATGGATGAATTCCAGAAAATTACCGGTGACTTAATGCGCAAAGACCCCGGCAATGGGCCTAAGATTACAGAAATTGTTGACCGATACCTTGGTAAAGGCAAAAAAGTTTCTGAAACAACAAGAGACCAGGCAGAATTTGTTGATCTTATTGTAGGAGAAATTAAGGAAACTTTGATGTAATGAAACAATTTTTTGCAGAAGATGGATTTAATACGTTATTATTGTGTATTGCAATGATTGGACTTATTATACAAATTATCTTTGACCCAAATCCTATTAAATCCATATGGATAACTACAACAATTATATGGCTTAGAGTAAATCATATAGAATTTCTAATAAGCCAAAAGATGGAAGATAAAAGTCAACTTTAGGGTTGACTTTTTTTATTATATTATGATATAATAATATAAAGGAGTGTCTCAAATGGCAAAACCTCATATTGTAAAATGTCGCATTTGCGGCGAAAGTTTTGACACAAATCAAGTAGAATTTTTCCGCAAAGGAACTTGGTATGCTCATAAGAAATGCTATGATGAAAGAGAAGCGGAAAAAACACAAGATGAAAAAGATTTAGACCATTTAATGGAATATTGTTATAAATTATATGGTAAAACTCTTGATTATAATAAGACTTTAAGATTGGCTAAATCATATCATGAAAAAGAAGGTTTTTCTTTTTCTGGTATTGAAAGTACATTAAAATATATTTATGAAATAAAAAAAGAACCAATAGAAAAAAGTAATGGTTCTATTGGTATTGTACCATATATGTATGATAAAGCTCGTAATTATTGGTATTCTATATGGTTAGCTAATCAAAATAATGAAGTAAAGATTTTAGAAAGATATGAACCTAAAATAATAGAAATAAAAATCCCCGAACCGAAACGCAAAATGCGTCATCGCAAAGTATTTACATTTTTAGATGAGGAGAATATTGATGACAAGTAAATATTTAGATACAACAGCAATAATTCAAGTAATTGGTAGCGTATTTGTAAAACCGCAATTGCTTGACGAAACAGATAAATATGTAATTACAGAGGAAGATTTTGTTTCTGATTTTCATAAAATTGTATTTGGCGCCATTTATAAGATATACGAACTTGGCGCGGAGTCAGTTACAATAGAAAATGTTTGCGATTTTTTATCAACAAAACCAAAAAGTGAAGCCATTTTTACAGTAAACAAAGGTGAGGAATGGCTTAAAAGTGTTGCGGAGAAAGCAATACCCTCAGCTTTTGATTTTTACTATAATAGAATGAAAAAAATGACGCTTTTGCGCACTTACAATGCCTATGGAATTGATGTTAATTTTATTTATAATCCAGATGAAATAGACACAAAAAAAGCTCAGTTACAAGAAGAACAGTTAGATAACATGACTTTAGTTCAAATTGCAGATAAGGTTGATGCAATTGTTGATGGAATTAGATTAAGTTGTGTTAGTGATACTTTTGGGGATACTCATCAAGCAGGAGAAGGAATTGATGCATTGATTGACCGATTAATGATGTATCCAGAAGTTGGTTCTCCTTTATATGGCCGATTTATCAACCGAGTAACTCGCGGCGCAAGATTAAAGAAATTTTATCTACGTTCAGCGCCTACTGGTGTTGGTAAATCTCGTTCAATGGTTGCTGATTGCTGTTATATTGGAGCCGATATGATTTATGATGATATGTTAGGATGGATTGGAAATGGAATTGCTGAACCTTGTTTATATATTTCAACTGAACAGGAATTGGAAGAAATTCAGACAATGATGTTAGCTTTTTTATCTTCAGTAAATGAAGAACATATTATCAGTAATCAGTACGAAGGTGATGAGATTGAACGCGTGCGCAAGGCCGCAGAAATCTTAAAAAGGTCTCCTATTTATATTGAAGAATTGCCAGATTTCTCACTTCAAGATGTTGAAGATAAAATCAAAAAAGGCATTAGGGAACATGGTATAAAATATGTCTTCCATGATTATATTCATACTTCAATGAAAATTCTTGAAGAAGTCACTCGTCGTTCTGGTGGTGTTAAATTGAGAGAAGATAATGTACTATTTATGTTGTCAATTAGATTGAAAGATATCTGTAATAAATATGGTATCTTTATTGAATCAGCTACTCAGTTAAATGCGGATTATCAAGAATCTGAAACCCCAGATCAAAATTTACTTCGTGGCGCAAAGGCTATTGCCGATAAAATAGACTATGGTAGTATTCTGCTGCCTGTTGGACAAAAAGACCTTGATTCATTAGATAGTCTATTGAAGATGAATGTTTATGAAAAACCAAATTTAAAATTGTCCGTTTACAAAAATCGTAGAGGTAAATATAAAAGTATTTACCTTTGGTGCAAAGCAGATTTAGGAACATGTAGAGTAAATCCAATGTTTGCAACAGATTGGCGTTATCAATTAATTGAAATGGACGATTATCAAATTAAAGTAGAACCTGGAGCATTTGATGATTAATTACGACAAGCAAGAAATAAGAGAAGCTTTAACGATTAATGATATATTTGATCTTCTCTTGGAATGGGGTGGTAATCCGCAATATGCTAATTTTGGAATTTTGGCAGAAACCATAGACCATAATCCACCAGGAGAAGGAAGTCGTAAACTATATTATTATGAAAATAGTGGTCTTTTTAAATCTTATACTGGCGGAGAAGATTCCTTCGATATATTTGAATTAGCTATTAAGGTATATGAAATCCAAAAGAAACAAGTTCTTAATTTAAATGATGCAATTAGATTGATCGCTTTTAGGTTTGGAATTTCTGGTTCATTTGTTGTAGAAGAAAAGCAAGAATTAGAAGATTGGTCTGTACTTAGTAATTATGATAGAATTCAACAAATTGAAATAAAACAATATGACATTAAGTTACAGCCATATAATAAAGATATATTAAAAATATTTAACTATGATTTAAAAATAGTTCCATGGTTAAATGAAAATATAAAACAAGAAATATTGAACTTTAATAAAATCGGTTATTTCCCCGGTGGAAACCAAATTACAATTCCTCATTATGACAAAGATGGATATCTTGTTGGTATACGCGGACGTGCTTTAAGTAAAGAAGATGCTGAGATTTATGGAAAATATCGTCCATTAATTGTGAATAAAAAAATGTATAATCATCCTCTCGGAATGAATTTATATAACTTAAACAATTCTAAGAGTAATATAAAAAACACTGGTCGCGCAATTATTTTTGAAGGCGAAAAATCTTGCTTAAAATATCAGTCATATTTTGGAAATGAAAATGATATTTCTGTTGCTTGCTGTGGAAGTAATATTTCTGGATACCAAATGAACCTTTTAGCAGAATTAGGTGTTAAAGAAATTGTTATAGCATTAGACCGTCAGTTTCAAAATATTGGCGATGATGAATTTAAAAAATTGACAAAAAACTTGATAAAGATATATAATAAATATGGGAACTATGTAAAAATTACTTTTATATTTGATAAATACATGATAACTGGATATAAAGATTCTCCTATTGATGATGGAAAGGAAAAATTTTTACAGTTATTTAAAGAAAGGATTTCATTATAATGCAGTATAAATTAATAAATGAAGAAAATACAGAAGGCTCTGCCTTATATAAAGTTTTACGAAATAGAGGAATTGAAGACCCTTATCATTATTTAAATACAACAGATGAAGATATTATTGACCCAGCTACAATAAAAAATATTCCAGAAGCAGCAAAGCTATTAGTTAAACATATTCATAATAATAGTGATGTTTTTGTTAATGTTGATAGTGATTGTGACGGATATACCAGCGCGGCGTTTATGATAAACTATTTGTATTCAACCTTTCCGGGATTTGCAACAAATCATGTCTCTTGGGCAATGCATGAAGATAAGGGGCATGGACTATTAATGGATAAAATTCTTACATTAAAGCCACAATTAGTTATATGCCCAGACGCAGGCAGTAATGAATATGATTATCACAAAACACTAAAAGAAAACAACATTGATTTAATAATTATAGACCACCATAATACCGACTATTATTCAGAAGATGCTATTGTTATCAATAACCAACTTGATGAAAATTATCCAACTAAATCATTGAGTGGAGTTGGAATGGTTTATAAATTTTGTTCTTATATTGATAATCTTTTAGGAACTACATATGCTAATGATATGTTAGATATTATGGCTCTTGGAGTAATTGCTGATGTAATGGAACTAAAAGATTATGAAACAAGACGACTAATTGACAAAGGATTAGAAAATATTGAAAATCCTTTTATCAAAGCAATGGTCGCAAAAAATGAATATTCTTTAAAAGGTAAAGTAACACCTACGGGTATTGCTTGGTATATTGCGCCAGCAGTAAATGCAGTAACACGAGTTGGAACTCAAAAAGAAAAAGAAGTATTATTTGAATCATTTCTAAATCATAAAGCTTATACGCTGGTGCCTTCTACTAAACGAGGTCATAAAGTTGGTGATACAGAAACTGTTGTAGAACAAGCTTGCCGAATTTGCAATAATACTAAAAATCGGCAAAATAAAACTAGAGATACTTTAATTGAAAATATTGAGTTTCAAATAAAGAGTGAACATCTATTAAAGAACAAGATTTTATTTATTAAAATTGATGAACCAACAGAAGAAAGTAAAACTATTACCGGTTTAATAGCAAATAAATTAATGTCCACTTATGGCCATCCGGTAATGTTATTAAATAAAACTTTTGATGAAGAAACTGGAGAATTAACTTGGGCTGGTTCTGGGCGAAACAACCCTGCGGCAGGAGTAGAATCACTACAGCAATTAGCGCAAAATAGTGGATACTTCACCTTGGCACAAGGACATGACAATGCGCTTGGCCTTGCTATCCCAGATTCAAATGTTGATTCTTTCTTAACATATAGCAATAATTTATTAGCAGATTGTGATTTTTCTTTAACCTATAATGTTGATTTAGAATTCTTTGCAAATAAAATTGATATCGCAGATATTTTAGAACTTGCAGACGCTGCTAATGTATGGGGTCAAGGAGTTGATGAACCATTAGTCGCAATTAAGAATATTCAGGTTACAAAAGATAATACTAATTTATTTGGTACTACTTTAAAAATCAATCTTCCTAATAATCTTGCTATTGTTAAGTTTAAATGCTCTGAAGAGGACTATATGTCTATTTATCCAAATGAAGGATGCACAACAATTGATATCGTAGGCAGATGCATGAGAAATACTGGCTGGGATAATGGTCCAGAAGTAATTATGGAAGATTTTAATATCGTGCGTAAACAAGAATATTATTTCTAATTTAAAGGCATGCTGAAGCAGCTCCGGCCGGCA